TTTGATTTTCATGTTTTCTCCTTAATTCGATTCATCTTCAGGATTATCTGACAGCGAGGACATCAGCGCCTGAACAGTTTGTTCTTCCTTCTGAATGAGAGGATGTGAAAGAATTTTATTAACGAGCTCTTCATTCAAGTTTTTGGTCTGAAACTTAATAACATCTTGGCCAGGCAGCTGCAATGATTTCCAAGCGCCGGCAGCTGTAACTACACCAAGCTCTTCCATCAAATCAAGGAAACCTGAGTATGGATCCATACCCTTAGAATATGGAACTTCAATTTCGATTTTTGAACCAATTTTCGCAAATCGTGATTTATAACATTCAACTCTCATACGAATACCGATGATATCGGAACCTTCCTTCAACTTCAATTTTGTAATCAACATAATCTGTGATGCTGAATACCGAATTGCGTTATTGATGATCCAGAGTCCTTCGCCATTTAACACGTCGGTGTTAGGATAAACCTGGTGTGTAACAAGCATTGACATTGGTAGACGTTTGATTTTTGCAACAATGGTTTTGAGTAAATGTTTTGACTGCTTTGCCCGTTGACCTTGGTCACCTTTTTGGACACCTGACTTAAAGTGATCTGCTTCAGTATCAGTTAACAACATGTCAATTGAATCAAGGATAATCATGACCTTTGGTGCATTAGGATTATCTTTGCCATACTCCTTTTCATAAAGACCGACGAAGTCAGAGACTGCAGAAACAACGTCAGAGAAAAGGGTTACGCCAACATACTGAAGTTTTTCAGGCGAAGTATCGACGCCAATTGCGGACATGAAGGTTTCATCAAGAGCATGTTCAGAGTCAAGAACTAGAATAAAAGCACCTTCATCTTGTGCATTCTTGATAATGTTACACGCCAAGAATGATTTACCTGAGCCTGAAGGTCCAGCCAAACAGGTGATACGGGACTCAGGAATTCCTTTGCTGAAACTACCAGAAACATTTTTATTTAACGCCAAATTGCCAGTAGAATACCAATGACGTGGAGGCCCAAAGTCAGTGCTGACAGTATCGATCTTTTCCAAAGTTTTTTGGAAATTTTTGATAAACGGCAGTGCCATAATATTTGTCCTATTAAAATTGTTGAAGAGATGTTAGGGTCGAGCTTTTAAACCCGACCCTATGCGTCTTTATTCGCCAGCTGCTGCTTTCTTAGCTGCAGCTCGGGCACGAATTGCATCTAATACTGCTGATGCTTTTTGGCCACTGGCTGGTTCTTCAGCTTGAACTTCTGGCTCTTCTTTACGCGCTGCAACTTTCGCAGCAACTGAAGATACAGATTTAGCAGTTACTTTTTCTACTGGCTGATCAACTACAACTTCATCATCTTCACTGACGCTACTGCCAGTTTTTTCTGCCTGCAGCATTGCCTCAATCGTGATACGAGACATATGCTTAGTACGATAAGCTGATAAATCATAAAGTTCAAGATTTTCTAGGATATCATCACCAACATCTGACATTTTTGGTGAGAAGCTTGAGGTGCCATAATCAGAATACTGCCCTGACTTGGTTTTCTTGATGCGGAAATTATAACCGCCTTTAAGCTCATACGGAGGATTTTCAAGATCTCCAGATTGGAAAGCTGATTGGATCTGCTTGAAAATTTTTGGACCAAAATCAATAAGCTTGACAAGTGGCTCAGCATCATATTCAAATGGTGATTCGATGACAAGAACTTGTCCAATGTAGGAACGCTTTTTGTAATACTTTTTACCCATGGCTTCATCGCCGGCGTCATAATGCTTTCGTGATTCTTCACAGAGAGGACAATCTTCACCATACATTGAGAGACAAGGAACTTTTTTCTTTTCACCATTAACTACAAGCTCATGGTGAAGATTTTCAACCAAGAAACCCATTGGGTTATCTTCATTTAAATCTGGTAAGAAACGAACGATGGTGGTGGTGTCTTCTGGCATTTTCCAGAATGAAAAGAATTTTTTCCAATCTGAATTTGTATTTTCATTTGATGCTTTTGTATCGAAAGCTTTGCGTAAATCCGCAAGTGAACGTCGTGCAGTCATGGTTAATCTCCTTAAACTAGAAAGTTAGAGTTACAAACAATTACAACAAACCCAAACATAAACAAAACACAGCTTTTGAAGTCTGCAGTTTTATTTATAATGGACACCTTACTAATTAGCATATTTTGTGCTAAAATAGGTTGGCGTTCTGATGGCGGATAAACATACGTATATCTCGCCAATAAGCTGCAGAGACGGTATAGTTAACACATCAGATTTAACTAATGGCGTTAACGGTACTTCACACAGTGGTAATTTAAATTCTAAATTATTAGCTGTGTTAAATGCTGATTTCCAATTTGCGTATTTGTACTTAATAACTGGACAATCTAATACCAAATAAACAATTCCATCAAGGTGAATCGAAAAATCTAC